CTACAAAAGTTACGGAAATTATCCGTACAGGCAAGCTCCAGTGATAAGGAAGCGGGCAAATGGACAAACCATTACTGGCCCGTCAAGAAGCTATAGCTATAGGCTACATACGTTATTACACCGGCAAACCCTGTAAGCACGGGCATGACGCCGAACGCTACACAAACAGCCGCACGTGCGTAGAGTGCAACCGCTTAAAGTGGGAAAGAAGACCGAAAGAAAAACGGCAAGAGTATTGGCAAAGCTACTACAATGAAGAAGTAAAAAACCGCAAGGTAGAAAACGCTCGTAAACGGCGTGAACTCAACCCCTACAAAAGAAAGAAGTTCAGGTCAGAACGCAAGGCGAGAGTGCGACAGGCTACGATCAAAAACAAAGCGGATCAGATAAGAGTACAAGAGGTATACCTACAGGCGCAAAGACTCACTCTAGAAACTAGCATCGAGCACTGCGTAGACCACATAATCCCCATAGCTCACCCCGACGTCTGCGGCTTACACACCTTCGCCAACTTACAGATAATGACCACTAACCAGAATCTCAAAAAAGCTCAGCAATTCGATGCTACAGAACATGAATTTATAGCAGAAAAATCTTGACTGTTATGGTACTCTAGGTATAACAACTATTGTGTACTACCAAAATAACGCCGTGAGGTATGCTATGAAAGCTAGTTATAGCCCTAACAACACCAACAACGGTACAATAGAACCGGCTCATGCGGTAGAAGTTGTATGTGCAAACTGTGGTTTTGACCTCGACGAGAGCGAACTACAAGCTGATATTTGTGCCGATTGTGGTACCCCACTGAATTTAAAGCAGAGTGTGTCTATACAAGTGACAACTTTACCGCCTGTGTTTGGCGAATCTATGTGACGGACTGATTATGCCGCTGAAAAAACTCCTCCTAAAATCCGGCGTAAACCGAGAAAATACTCGCTACACAAGCGAGGGTGGTTGGTATGAGTGCGACAAAATACGGTTCCGGCAGGGCACCCCAGAAAAAATAGGTGGTTGGCAGCGTATATCAACGGATACGTTTTTGGGAGTGTGTAAGTCGCTATGGAGTTGGGTAACACTTGGTAGTTTACAACTTATTGGTGTTGGGACTAACCTAAAGTTCTATATCGAACGTGGTGGGATTTACAACGACATAACACCTCTCCGAGCTACAGTTGCGTTGACAGATCCGTTCGAGACAACCGCTGGTTCTTCTATTGTCGAGGTAACTGATGCAGCTGGTGGGTATGCTGACGGAGACTTCGTTACATTCAGTGGAGCTACAGCAGTTGGTGGTATAGGCGCAGATACGCTGAACCAAGAGTACCAGATCACTTATGTTTCAGGTAGTTCATACACAATAGATGTTGGCACTAACGCGACGTCCAGCGCTACGGGTGGTGGGAGTGTATCAGCAGCTTATCAGATCAACATAGGCCCTGCGTTCACCGTCCCATTGACAGGTTGGGGAGCGTCTTTTTGGGGGGCAGGTACTTGGGGATTCGGACTAGAATCGACAGAAAGTATACGCTTGTGGAGCCAGTCTAACTTCGGAGAAGACCTCATATTTGGTCCCCGTGGCGGTGCAATTTACTATTGGGATGCCACTAATAGCGTCACAACCAGAGGCGTACTGTTGTCAAGTTTATCTGGTGCATCTGACGTACCTACAGTGCAAAACCACATACTTATATCTGATATCAGTCGGTTTGTATTTTGTTTCGGTGCAAACCCAATAGGCTCCGCCACCCAAGACCCTATGGTAGTTCGATGGTCTGACCAAGAAGATGCGACAAACTGGACCCCTGCAGCGACAAATCAATCCGGTAGTTTGCGGTTTTCTAGGGGCACAGAGATTGTAACCGCTGCTCAGTCTCGTCAAGAAGTATTGGCTTGGACTGACTCTGCACTTTATTCTATGCAGTATGTCGGTGCTCCTGAAGTATGGACTGCTCAGCTAGTTGGCGAGAACATATCTATTGCGTCTCAGAATAGTGTGGCATATGCCAACGGTGTGGCGTACTGGATGGGGCGGGATAAGTTCTACAAATATGACGGGCGCACTCAACCTCTAATATGTAATCTACGTAAGTTTGTATTCGACGATCTAAACCCTGCCCAGTACGACCAAGTGTTTGCTGGTACAAACGAGAGTTACCACGAAATTTGGTGGTTCTACTGCTCTAGTGATTCTATGACGGTAGATAAATATGTCATATACAACTACGTAGAAAACGTTTGGTACTACGGTACTATGGCACGAACTGCATGGCTTGATTCTGGACTGCGGGATTACCCACTAGCGGCGACATACAGTAACAACCTAGTTAACCACGAAATCGGTGTAGATGATGCCGAAACCGCTACCCCACAGGCAATACATGCCTACGTTGCGTCCGCTGAGTTTGACCTTGATGATGGACATCAGTTCGCATTTATTTGGCGGATGTTGCCGGATATGCGGTTCGATGGGTCTACAGCAGAAAACCCCAGTGCCGTTATGACATTGTTACCGTTAGCGAATTCTGGATCTGGGTACAACTCTCCCTTATCAGAAGGCGGGTCTAATACAGGTACGGTAATACGTACGACAACAGTGCCGATTGAGCAGTATACAGGGCAAGTAAACGTCCGAGTTCGCGGTAGGCAGCTAGCTATAAAAGTAGAGTCTACCGATCTTGGGGTGACATGGCAGTTAGGTTCTCCGCGAGTTGACATGCGGCCTGATGGCAGACGTTAATTTATGGCTAACAATATCCAGAAAATCGAGCCCCCAGCACTGCCCTTAGCTCCCGGTATGTACGATCAAGGATATCAAGACCAGAGTAATAATGTTCTGCGTTTGTTTTTTAACCGCTTAATCAGCATGTTACGTAATGTGCTATCTACCGACGACGGTGGCAAATTCTTATACTTTCCGCGTGGGTTGTTTTATAGTACGACAAACCAAACGGCAGCTGCTACGAGCACTGGGTATCCTGTAGAATTTGAAAACACCTACATAGGTAACGGTGTGTCTATAGAAGGTACTGATGACACAAGACTTACTGTATCTGCTGACGGGATGTATAACTTTCAAGTAACTTTGGGAGTACAACACACCAACGCGTCTGAAGTTATTGTGTGGACTTGGATAAACAAAAACGGCACTGACGTACCTTACGGCGGGCAGAAACAGTCAGTCAGAGGTAACGAAGACAAAACACTGTACTGGAATTTTAGTATTGACCTAACTGCGGGGCAGTATATTGAGATGTATTGGGCTACGGACGACACAGACCTCAGTTTGCACACAGAAGCTGCAACTTCCCCACATCCCGGTGTACCCTCCGCCATCGTCGCCGTATCTTTTGTGAGTAATTTATAATGGATTTTAATATTGGTCCTATAGACATACCTACGTTCGATTACACGCTACCAGATCCTACTATATCAGTAGTTAAATATGACCGCGATACGGGCATTGTAGAGTTTAGCGACGGGTCTACGTACAACACTAAAACTTCTACGTACACTGCTGGTGAGGGGTCTTACACAGACCCTAGTTATACAAGTAACCAAATCTATGCAACGAGATTGGGGGAAAAGACCCCGCAAATAGTTGAGTACTTCGACCGCTGGAAAAATTTGCTATCTGGCGACATGGAAGTACCTCAAGATATAGATAAGCGCGATGATGCGTTTAACGAAACGATCTACTTTACTGATCCTGATTACCAAGGCTTCCAAGATCCGTCTCCAATAACATGGGTAGCGCAAAATTTAAAATCCTTTGAGGATATCCGCACCCTTACAGACTTACCTGATTATTTGTCGATTTACGACGATTATAAAAATTCTGAAGATATCATAACGTCGGAGACTGTATCCGAAGCGTACTGGACGCTACTTAGTGGTGCTGGTCCTGAAGCTGCGTTGTCTGAGTATTACGGTACCGACATAAAGTTAGGTGATACTACAGGCGCTAACTATACCAACATCAGCAAATACGGCGACATGGGCGAGGAAGAGTTTAAACAATTCCAGTCCATAATCAAACCGATCCTAGAGATGTCAGTGCCTTATGTGATGCTGACACAGGGTTTAGACTACACCGATGCTGTTGAGTACACTTACACGCACGATCCTATGGCTGCCGCTGTTTATACGGCGTACGGAGTAGACCTATACCGCCAAACAAGTGATGGCTCTACGTATATCTTCGACCCAATTTTAGGGCAGGAGATGCGTTCTTTGGAGGTAAAAGACCCTAACCTCCGTGACATCATGCCGTCTATTGCTCAAACCGTGCTTATGACTGCGGTTACGGTGGGGTTGGGGCAAGTATTAGGACAAGTGTTTATGAACGCGGGGCTATCTGGCGGCCCCGCTCTTCCCGGGTCTAAATTTTTAGGAACCACTAGAACTGTTGCAGATGCTGGCTCCGCTGCGTCTATAGCAGGTAACGCTACCGCTGCCGCTCTTATTACTGCCGCTCAAGGGGGGGATTTAGAAGCCGCTTTACAAGCCGCTGTATTTGCCGGTGGCGGCGAGTTTTTAGCTAATAGTGATATTGTTAAGGCTACACTTGATTCGCTAAAAGGATATTTAGCTATACCCGATGGGTTTGATATAAACCTAACTCTCGGCAATGCTGGTCCTTCTGCAGGGGCTATAGCGGGCAGTGCCACCGCTTCGTTAAAAGCTTTACTTGATACTGTAACTGGGTCTGGTGGGTCTGGTGGTGGAGGAACTGGAGCATTATGTTTTGCACCTCCCTGCGATGCCGGTACTATTTTTGTAGGTAATGCGTTTGGTGGTATCGCTCCTGACGAGCTAACACAGAACATTATAAATTCTTGGAACCCCGCTACCGCAGGTATTGCGTCTGGTACTACAACTATAACCGGAGAACAATTCTGGAACGAGTTTAGGAACCAGTGGTACAACTACAAACCTGATACAGATAACGGCGACCCCAACGATGACTTGCCCGGATTTGAAATACTGCCGAATGACAGCGAACCACTTAAACTAGCAAAAGCACTTGCAAACTCTATTAGCGATATGGTCGTTCCGCAGGTTTCGTTCAACAAGAACACCGGAGAGTGGGAAGATAACTACCAACTAGGAGACTGGCTCCAAGAAAACATCCAAACTTTTGCTGACGATATTGACGATAATGTCACGGATGCCGCTAAAGAGTTTCTCAAAAAAGCAGTAGATAATGCAGAAGAGACGGGGGATCGAACTCGGTTAATGTGGTCTACCATTGCCGTTAACACTGGCGGAGAGATGCTCAAGTGGTTAAATACTACGTTCACGTCAATGGAGAAGTACGATCCAGATACCCCACTTGGTAAATTTGCTAACGAGTTACAAGGTCTAGCAGAAGCGGCTACCCCAGAAGATTTCAAAGCCAGAGCCGCAGAGATGGATAAAGCGTATGCCGAAGCTGGTAGTATATCGGAAGCAGCGTCAGCGCTGTATGGGTCGTTTGAAGAAACTCCGGCTGATTTTTTCTATCACTATCTGGCTGGGGAAGTTGCGGAAGAAGCCGCACAGTTTGGTATATCTGCTATTGCTGGGGGAACTGCGGGTATTGCAACTTACTTCAAAAACCGTGGACAAGACTTTGCCAGTAAAGTAGCTAAAAAAGCTTCCCAACAAGCCGCTCTCGGTGCGGACATGCTAACTGGTTGGATTGAAGCCTACGGTGGTGAAGCAGCTGGTACGTACGAAGAAGCAAAAGCACTGGCTTTAAAGCAGGGTATGACCGAAGAAGCCGCTGAAGAATACGCACAGACTCTCGCTAACCAAGTTGGTATGACCTCTGCTATTTCAGAAATGGCCGCTAGCGCATTAGGTCTAGACGCAATTACAAACTTCATTGCAGGTAAACGAGGTGAAGGCTCTGCGTTTGTACAAGCGGCTATCACTACTGCAATAGAAGGTGCTACTGAAGCGGTACAGGGTGGCATTGTAAGTCTAGTTAAAAACTGGGGGCTTAGCGATATAGACCCAACTATTGACGTAAACTTAGAAGTGGGGAAAGACGCATTACTAGAAGGTTTGTTGGGAACGTTTATAGGGGGCGGCGTTGGTTCAGCTCAAGCTTATAAAGACGCTATGTTTTCAAATCCTAACATTCAAAATGAAATTGGTACAGCAACAATAAACAACCCCGATAACCCAGCGGCAGCGGCACAAGAATTACAGACTACTTTTGACAATCCAAATAGTTTTTACGGCCAAGCTATGCAAGGCTTCAGAGATAATTTTGGGGTTGATTTTACTAACGTGGTAGATACAGTAACCTCTAGTGATATTCTTAACACTGTGTATGACGAAGGGTACACATCCGCAAAAGAAGCAAGCGACGCTTTTGACGCACTGGGGTATGAAGGGTTTGAACCTACCTACGAGGACATACTAAATATCCTTAACGGGTCGTACAACGACAGCACTATACAAAATGCGGTTCTAGATTATGCAGATCCTTTGTTTACAGATAGAGACGAAGTATTAGCCGCTGCGGAAGCTGCAGGAGTTACGCTAACAGAAGGACAAATCAACACCTTATAGGTCGAGGCGACGATG